GCGTCATGGCCTGAAGGAGCCGTGCATCCGGCAGGCCTACGATCGTCGCGGGGGAATACGCGTACTGGGAACCAGAGACCGTCTGCCAGCGCGGCTTCGTGTACACCGGGCTGAAGGAGCCCGTCTCTTCCATCACGACGTTGTTCTCGACGTCGATATGGATCGAGACGTATGGCGTGCGCCACTGCTTCGCGCCCGGCTGAGAGTTGTAGTCCTCGGCGAGCATGACGACGTGGCGGCAGTTCACCTGCGCATAGGGCTCCTTCTCGAGCCGCTTGCGGACGTTGGCGTGCACCGTCTTCGGGAAGAGCTTCACGAGATCCTCGACGCACGGCTTCCATTTGCGGTGAGTCTCGGGCGTCGTGCCGTTGTACTTCTCCGACCACACGACGTCCTTCAGGTGCCAGCAGCGATAGAGCAGCGAGCGTTCCTTGTGGTCGGTCTCGCGGCTGATGACGCATTGGCCGAAGGCTGCGAAGTCCTGATCGCCCTCCTTGGTCGAGCGCACGAACTGCGTACGCCGGTCATACATCGCCCGGCGCTGCACACCCGAAGCCCATTCGAGCCATTCACGTCCAGCCCGGTCGAGCTTCTCCTCGCGCTCAACCGTGACGCTCGCCCACACCCGATCGCGGGGCCGAAGCATCGCCGAGAACGCATTCGACAGCTCGCGATGGACGACCATCGGGTAGCTCGAGGTCAGATGGCCGGCGAACTCATCTCCCCAGGAGCGCGAGTACGTGAACTGCGCGCGCCACGGACAGAAGTTGTCGCCAATGTTCTGCCAGAGGTTGTCGAGGTCGCGACGCTGGCCGAAGAGATAGTCGCCGCGCCGAATGAGGTCCCTGGCGTCGAGCGGACGATAGTCGGTCACGGCCCGAGGCGATCCGAATCGGTGAGGATGGTCGACTGCCGGCCATTGCGCTGTAGCTGCGCGGCCGTCATCTGCCGGCGGCGCGATGCCTTCAGCTGCTGCTCATCGGGCATCGGCACAACGGGCGGCGGCGTCACGGGAGTCTGCGCCTTCACGAGCGCGGTGCCGATCGGGTGCAGCTCATCGTAGGTCTTCTGTCCCACGACGCCACGCAGCAGCCGCTGGCTCGCTGAATTGCTCACGAACTTGTGTAGCGCTGCCACTTATCGCCTCCGCGGGCCAAGGTTCACTTTGAGCGGCGCGTTGCGGTTAACCCGCTGGTCGGCGCGCCACTGGCTGAAATGGGTGATCATCTTCGGGCCGGTCCACCAGCTCATGACGGTGGCGTCGCCCTTGTCGGTGGAGCGACCCAGCCGCTCACACACCTTCTCCTTCGCTTCGACGCGAATGCCATGCGGCGTCACCTCGAAGGTTGAGGCGGTGAGGTCTGCGACGAGCTCCGGGTCTTCCGGCAGCATGATCGGAGAGCCGCCCTCCTGAGCCGGATCGAGCGCCTCGCGGAAGCTCCAGTAGGCCGCCGTGCGCACGTTGGCGAGCTTCAGCTTCCCGTCGCGGCTGCGTCGGGTCGTACTCTCGGAGCCCTTGTACTGCTGGACCTCGACTCCGTTTGCCTTCAGGTGATCGTGCATCGAGCCGCCGTAGCCGCCTCCCATGTCCACGATCACGAGCGCGTCGTCACGACGGTGCGAGACCACGATGCCTGCACAGTGCGGGCCGATGCGATCGACCGGGATGTCCTTGCCGGGAACCACGATCAGCGGTGCGAACCAGCCATCGTGACGGGGCGCGAGCACCATCGGGTCTTCACCGCCGCCTGAAGCGTCCACGCCGATTGCACACATCGGCACGCCCTGTGGCGGCCTTTGTGTCCAGCGCGCCTGCGCCAGGCGGATCCACGAGGTTGGGATCGTCTGTCGCGGGTCGTCCTTCAGGCTAGCATCGAACCGGCCGTCACGGTATGCGTCGCGCAGTTCCTTCGGCAGCGCTGCGAGGGTGGCCGCGTAGTTCGTCGCCGCAAGGTCCGGGTTGTCCGAAAGCTTCGAGCGGATGAACGTGCGCGACTTCGCGATGACGCTCTCGCCGCCGATCAGGTGTGGACCCGGCCCGTCCACCTCGATCTCGCGGCCTTCCGCATCCGTCGTGTACCAGCGCAGCTCGCCCTCTTTGGCGGGTCTGGGATGCGTGGGATCAAGCCACGCACCCCAGCGCTTGATGACCCACAGTCCCTTGGCCCGCGTCGGTGGGTTGCCCGTAGCCACTACGCGCGAGCGCTGCCCCGGGGTCGTCGAGCGATTCCAGCCGATGATGAACGTGTACTGCGACTCGAAGAAGTCGCCGACCTCATCGAACACGATCAGGTCGTGCGGGTTGCCCTTGTGGCGCTGCTTGTCCTTCTCGTTCGGGACACCCGCGAACTCAACGAGCCGGCCGTCTGCCTTGTATCGAAGCAGTTGGCCGTTCCAGCCTTCAGTGTTGCCGACGATCTGCAAGAGCCGATCGCCGAGCCCGCGCGCGTCTTCGTTGAACTCGCGGAGTATCAGCGAGCGCTCGTGCGCGGTGAGGGACAGGCCGACGCCGATGTCACTCTTGCCGCCCCCCGCCTCACCGCCGAAGAAGAGCTCATCTGCAAGGCAGTAATATGCTTCGCGTTGCGGGCCCGGTGATGCCTCCCACCGAATACCTCTCTGGGTACGGTCTTTTACGAACCGATCAACTACTTCTGCTCTCGCCTCAGGACTCAGCCCACGAACTTTCTCAAGTACATCGGCGAGTATTTGACCGGTCATTACACCCACGTATTGATGTGGTACTCGTTGTCATCATACGCGCCCTTGAGGAAGTTCCACTCGTTGCGTGCGTCCTCATACCGTTGAGCTGCGGCAGCGATGCGGCCCTGTAATTCTGCGCGCCGAGCCATGAGCTTCTTCCATTTCACCGAGCCCATGACATATCCGTATTGCGCGCTAGGTGCAAGCAAGTCTGACTCTGGTGGCACGGTGATCTTGATGCCCCGCTCCTTCGCCAGCATCACGAAGTAGTGACAGCCCGGACGCTGGTAGCCGTATTCCTCCGTCGCGGCCATATCGACACCCCACAGGCCAATCTCCTACGGGTTCTGCTCGAGCGCGAGCGCGAACATCCACGAGAGCGTCGAGGTGAAGAAGTACGGGCCGTACTTTGCAGTCATCTCCTCGCGAGGATAGGTGATGGACTTCGGCAGTCCAGCCACCGCCTCGCACATGTAGAGCGGCCGGTCGAGATTCGCCATCCATGCGATGTAGTCGGGCATGATGTCCGGCTGCGGCAGGGGATGCATCTCGAACCACGCGTCGATGCGCTTCACATGCGGGACGGCCCCAGGGGAGCAGCCCCATATCGTCCAGGACGGATCACCGTACGGGGCGAGCGCCACGGACGACGGGGCTGAGCCGATGAGTGCGATACGCTTGACGGCCGGTTCAACCACGGCTCCGTTCTCGATAGCGACGACATTGCTCATGTGGAAAGCGTCACCCCAGCATTGGCGCTCACCCTCACCAGCGCTGTCGAAAGTGCAACGAGATCTACCGACTGGCCGATGCCGTTGAACGTGAGCTTGCTAAACGATGATCCAGCCGTGCTCAGAAAGTTTCCCGAGGCGAGGGTTACCGTTGCAACACTGGTGGATGTAGACGTCGCCACCAGTCGCTTGCTTACCGACAATGATGGGAACGGCGGCGCGTTCAGCGTGAATGACTTGGCGGCCGTCGTGCTAATCGTGGACAGGCCGCGCCATTTGATGTTGGAGGCTGTCGAGGCCGCATTTAGCGCTTCCTCGTCATCGAAGTTGTCCGAGAACGCCGGACGCTGAATCTGTCCGTGTTGCGAGTCGAAGCCGAATGCCCGGCCATGCTGGGAAACGTAAGGCATGTGAGTCTCCTGATGCTGCTTGTGCTTGTGCGGTGTGTCCTACCCGCTGCTGATGGCGCCTATCACCCGACGCGCGTGGGCTAATTCGTTTTCTCGGTGACATCCAAGAGCTTGTTGGATATCCAGCGAGCAAGCTCGATATCAGTCACTTCCTGTGTCTGGATCGGACCGCCGTCCTTGCCAGTGTGCTCAACCTTGTCCGGGAACATCCCGAGATGCTTGCCGAGCAGTTCCAGCGAGCGATTCGCAGGGGCCGCCTGAAATGTGTACGCCGGGGCAAGCTCTCCGCTGGGCGTCTCCACGAGTACCGGTTCGCCACGCTTGTCGAGCACGGGCTCAGCCTGCATGCAGCGCTCCGCCACAGTACGCAGGCGATCGAGTACCCAGCCCACGCTCAGGTCAGCTTTCTCAGCTACCTTCACGCGTCGCGCTTCGATTGCGGCAGCTATGTCAGGTTTGGATAGGTTCTCGCTGCCAATGACCTTGGCAGTCTTTTCACTGTACCCAGCACGAATAGCGGCCTGAGTGGCATTCAAATCAATGAGATACTCATCGACGAAGCGCTGCTGCTTCGGTGTGAGCTTCTTCATGCCGGCAATCCTCAGAATCCCCAGATTTCCATGTGAGTCGGGTTGGCGTTCTCGTAAACGAGCATGTAACCGAAGCGGTCGTCGATGTGAGCAATCCGCCAAGCTGATCCGTGCTCCACAAGCCAGTCCTGTACGGCCTGTTCGTCTGAGTCGGCTTGAAATTCCGGCTGAGTCGTCACCACTGGATCGAACTGAGCTGGCGGCTGATAGGGCGTGATGCCCATCACGCTCGCCAGTTCGTTCGCGATCCGCGGATTCACGCCCGGTGATCCTTGCCAGCCTTGCTGACGATCAGCATCCCGCCCCGCTCAATGAGCTTGTCCCCGGGACTCAGGCGCGCGGGCTTCTCCTTGCCGTTGACGTCGTGGATGAAGAGCATGTCCTGCAGGAGCTCGACGCGGATGGCGTAGCCCTGGAGGAAGCGCGCCATCGTCTCGACGTTCGTGCCGGTCCAGATGACTTCGGGATCGACCGTCGTGGGGGATGCGCGGCGGAAGATGCCGAGCCGGTCTCCATCCACGGCGATGCGGTCGCCGAGGTTCAGAACGAGGTTCAATTTATCCGCTCCGGTGAGCACACAACACTCGCCCGCTTTCTCGGCACGCACGACGTGATGGCGCAATACGCGCTCGATCTCCTTCACGTTGTCGCCTTTCCACTCAACCGTGCGTCTCACTGCAGACCGATCTCGCGAAACTTGAGGGTGCCGGAAAGCGTTACGGCGGTAGAGGGAATGCCCGCACGCAGCACACAGCGCTGGCTTGCCTCCAGGTAGAACTTCTCGCTCTGCGAGCGGCGGCTGTCG